ACCGACTTTCTCCGACCCATAAACATAATTAGGGATGCCGGATTGTTCGCTGGCCTGATCATAAAAATGTTTAAAAATTTTAAGTAACGGATCAGCGTTCATATTTGGTTGATAAAAATTTACCGCAGGCCTGCCGCTACCAGCAGCATCCCTGGTTGTCCGCCAAATCCGCAATGGTATAATCTGCTCTATATCCTCCGCCGGATCAATCCGAGATACGTCAACCTCGACTTGAGGACCAGATGCAAATGACATGTTGTTTGCGCATGCTCTGGCAGCCGCGTTGCACATTTTACAACAATCAGCGATAGTTTCCGGCAGGCTATTCTGCGCCCACACCGACTCGGGATGCGGATCATATGCAGCGCTAAAATATGGTCTATTGCCCATTGGATTTGGGTTTAATCGCGCCATGAAAACATATTCCCCGGCTAAATAAAAATTGACTGCATAATCAATATCGGGGTCGGGCACGTCATCCTCAGAAAATCCCCACTCAATCAGCATAGACCCTTGGATGTCAGCCCATATACTCAGACATTCTATTAACGCGTCCGGATCCATCTGCTCGTTTGTACGGCTTGCTAAATTAGCTCGTTCCTGGTCAGTCCATAGCCAATTCTCCGTAAAACTTGCCTGACCGTATTCTTTCAGAATTGTTCTAATTGTTTCCTCGTCGAATCCATCAACGCCGATGAATGAATTTAAATCCTTGCGTCTTAATCTCAGCCTCTCAATCAGGTATCCGTCATTGAGGGTCCTTGAACCTGGAGACAGATAAATGTCAAACGGACTCACGCGCTCCCAATATCTTTTTTCTTTGCGCTTGACGGAAAAATTATTGTCATCATCCCACACCGTAACCGGATCAGAATACACAATCGGACCCTTAATAAAAGCCGCCTGATATGTGCAAAAATCATCTATAGCTGATTTCAGAGCGTCATAAAATCCGCCCTCAACCAGTTGATCCTGCATATAATCAGTTTGCTCAACTGCTACTTTTTTTGCTTTGATTCGCTCCTGCGTCAACACCATATCCCTATAAAAATCCATGCGATCCTCAACCATCGCCGGGGTTACGGGCTGTTCTGGGTTTTCCACCAGGATTGTAGATGCCTCGGACGTGACAATCTCACGTATTGTATCGAGCTTGCTCCCAGCGAGTTCTGGGACCGGTGTCGGCTCCACACTCCCTATATTTTCCCCGACCGGTATCATGATATCTGTAATCCATGATTTGGCTGCCCTGCATTTCATCGACCCGAGCAGCATATATACAGCTGATCCACCAAACAGTCTAATGGCCTCTAATTCTTCCGGGTCATATTCACCACGCCTGATTCGCTCTGATTTAAATAGTCTCCGTTCAATCTCTGTTTTTGAGTTTTTAGCGGCTTCCCACGCCGTCAAACCATACGATGCAAGTGACTTAATCGCTGGATCATCAGTGATAAATCCATCGGAAAGATTTTCGGACTCGTATTCGCCGTACCCTTTTCCGGAGGATTCTTGCAAAAAATCGTCAATGTTAAATGTAGACTCGTCTGGCATCTATTATCCATCCTTATATATTACGCAGCCCAACCACGGGGGTCGGCTCTGCGGTTTGATCTTTCAATTATCCCGGAATCTACACGCGAGCGGGCGGTGGCTATAAACTGATTGTTGAATTGATGCGCTGTAGCCAATGTGCGGAACGCATCCGCCGCATGACTTGACCAGTCGTGTAGAGGTCTATCATGATATGATCCCAGGCGATCATTCCATTCTTTTCGGTACGCTTCGAGCGATTTGAGTCCCTCCTCCGCCTCACTGGCATCAAACCAACAAATCCCTAGGATTTTTCGAACCATCCCGATGCCAACGTCAATGCTCAATTTTGGGGATGCCTCCTCAAACATAATCCCGACATCAGCTGCCATCTGCCTGTTTGTTTGTGCAGACAGCACATGGTTGTCGATGTCATGCGGCGGGGTGTGGCGACCGTATCTATATTTTTTTTGTTCCAAGATTTCTGCAAAATGTCCAAACCCTTCACCTGAATTTGCATAAAAATCAATGACATGGATTTCTCGACCCATGTCCTGGGTGAACCAAATCACCATCTCGTCTCGATATCCGAGATCCCACCATGTGTCTACGAGATTGGTCTCTCTGTGGGGCACGGAGCAAATACGCCCGGTCTCACGGATTTTACGGAATTGAGTCGTATAATATGCGCCCTCAATAGACACCTCAAACGCCTCCTCTGGCGTCGATGGATGCTCTTGTTTTATATCAAATCCAATAGACTCCTCTTTTTTTACGTACCACCTACGATAAGCCATTGGAATTTTGACTTTTTTCTCACGCTCAATATCGTCAAAATATGTCGTCAATCGGCTATTGATTATTACTCGTGGATCGTGTAGCTGATTGAGCTGACTTTTGTACCACGGGAAAAAAAAGAATTTGAAATCCATCACGCTAAGTTCTCGATTTTTATCAGCTTTTAGTTTCTGTGCTGATTCACAGTGATCAAAAAAAATGCCCTCTCGGCCCTCTGCCGTGCTCTCTATTATAGTGATAGATTTCCCGGCGTGCACAGCATTCAGCGCGCCCAATTTGACCTCTTTTGCTTTTTGGGGAAATTTGGCATCCATTTTTCCCATCTCCGAAACATGCAGGAGCTGGAAGGTCCCGGACCTACCTGACGTTGTAACCCTGATTGACGATCCGTTTGAAAATCTTAGTGCACGTTCAGTTTCTTTTTCTAGCGTAATTAATGACTTCAATTCTTCCGGTAATTTTTCATAAGGTGCTAAAATATTACGATAAAAGAAATTTTCTGCATCTTCCCGGTTATGCGCTATGATGCAGGCCGCTATGTTTTTTTTGAAAAGACATGTATCTAAAAAATCAACACATGCAAATGTCGTAATCCCCTGCTGTCTTGATTTGAGTACTACGTTATTATACCAAAGATTTTCAAATAGTTGCGCCTGAACTTGATTAAGCTCAAACTTTATCTCCTCGCCCTCCGCGTTAATTATCGTATATAAATGATCAAGCCGCCACCGCTGATCTGATAGGTATTTCACATAGTCTGAATATTTAAAATTATCAGTCACTTAATATTGTCTCATAATTATTTTCAATACGTTTTAGTGGGCTTTTCCCATCGATTGTCTCTAAAACACCTTTTAGATCGTCGCTCACACCGTGCGCAACCTCCTGTTTATCCTCCCATTTATAGTTATTTTTTAGATTAAAAATAACCCCTGCGACATTACGACCGTTAAACAGTTTTTCCTCGGCATAATTCTCACATTTTTGCACAGCTTTTTTTAAAGTGAGAAAAAACTTTTGATATGTGTCAATTTTTCGGTAGTTTAGAATGGTCCTGCGATCACAATCTAGAGCAAGCGCAAGTCCGGAGATTGTGTAAGGTCGCCCAGTTTGATCGCAGCTCTCAAAATATTTATCGATCATGATCTCCATTTTTTTAACTGACGTAAATTTTTTTGGCTGTCCACCACCTTGCCCTTGTGACATATCGCAATATCCTTTATATATAAATGACACATCAATTATATATAACATGCTCCCCAAAGTCAACAAAAAGTGACAAAAATTGTCAACATCATGACAAAAATTGTCAACCTATTGAAAATACTATAAATTATTATAACAATTATTGTTACAATAGGCAATTCCATCGAACCCCTGCAACTTTACTTGCAACTATGTCTATTTGTCAACAGTTGTTACGAGTGTTTAATCAACTGATATAATTGCGTATATTTTGAATGATAGCATAAAACTATTACTATTTGTCAATAATTGTTACTATGTTAAAAACAGCTTGCAAAACATGCCAAAAATGTTATTTAGAAATATTGTTAATGATATCTTGATGTTATCATTAACTATTGATATTTATCATCGGTTTGGCAAGGTGTGTGCATACTATTATAGTAGCTCGACAATGACGTTGAGCGGGACAGGACAACTCAAGCTAACGGGGCGCAGGCCCCACAAGAAAGGGAAATGAATATGAAATACATGATAAATCTCACAAATGATGAAGATTTTGAATCGGGCGGACCGTCATCATTTGGATCGGGGAAGTTCGGCTTTGTACTGTTGGCCGAAAACATGAAACATTGCAGGGCAAAAGTCCTGTGCCGTGCAAGAAACCTTGGGTTGGAGGGGTGGTCAGCGAAGATTATCCGGCTTGAAGAAAGCGGAAAATATAACAACGGGACAACAATCCAGGAAATTTTCAACCCCGAGAGGGAAATGATTTTAAAAATAAAATAACCTCCCGCCTGACCGGAATTAGCCGGTCGGGCTACCAAGCTAACGGGGCGCAAGCCCCACAAGAAAGGAATAGAAAATGAACACAATAGAAATGAACACAATCGTTGCGGCATTATTGGCAAAACGAAGCTGGATAGTTAAAGGGTTTAATAATTTCCTAGAAATTTGGGAAAAACAAACAAAAAATATGGAGAATCTCCCTGGAAGATTTAAAAAAATTATAATTTTAGAAAAAGATATTATAGACAAATGTGGATACGTTTGCGAGGAGCGGAGGTATTTTATCAAGATTGGATGGAACGGAGTTGACTTTGATTATACAAACGACCATATGGAATGCTGGGAAAATTCTGATCATTATCCGGAGATTACGGCGGAGCTTGTCCGGGAGATCATGGCCGAGGATCTCTCAAATAAAATTCGGAATCATTTTAAAAAAGTTCAAAACAGCATTGACGTGCTGTTCAAAACGGAAGAAAAAATGAACGAACTCATAAAAAAAATGGCCTAAACAATTGCCCACCTGGCAATGACGCCGGGTGGGCTACCAAACTACAGGGGCTTAGGCCCCATAAGAAAGGAAATGAAAATGAGAAATTTAAAAGAACTTAATAATTTAATCGTAGCTGATGACGGCTACGCATATAGTATTATACTACATGTCACAACCGCCCCTAAAGAGGGTAAAGAAGAAACAGTGGGACTTACACCCTACTGTGTTAGTTTTAAGAAAGAAAAGACGGGGGGCTTTGATAACGGCCCCTATCCGAAGGATGAAAACAAATCAGTGCCATATTGGCACGTAGAGAGTATAATGGATTATGAGTCACTAGGGTTTTTTGAAGCCCTGAAAACCCAATTTTCAAGGCTAAAAAATTTCCGGGTTGACCCGGAAATAATGGAAGAGATCCCGGCTGCTTGCCGGGATGAGATCAAAAAAGTTAGAAGGCGGTTGGAAGACCGTCTACGGAAAATGAGGGAGTGCGATGTGTTCTACCTGGCACAAGAGGTCGGTATAAAAACCGACTTTTAAGAAATCGCCCTGAGTAAGGCGTTAAACTGCTTAACATAACGCACAGCACAGGCAATAGCCAAGGCAAGGCGCAAGGAAAATTGATCACTTAGATCATGATTTCTTGCGCCTTTTTTATTTATTTATTTAAAAAAATATAAAGGATTAAAAAATGAAAAAGAATAAAGAGAATGAAATAATTAAAAAAGCAGTAAAAAAGGCATTCGATAGGCTCAACGCAAGGGGACTCGGGCACATTAAGCCCCTGCGGAATGACGTGGCCCGCAATGCCGCTCTTTTCGCAGATTATGAAGGCGTTAATGTCCAGAGTGCATCTTATTTACACGACATGTTTATTGAAGCTCTTGACGAAATTTTATGCATAAATTGAAAGGAAATAACCATGGACAGGGAAACAGCCGACAGAATTGAAAAAGAACAAAATGTGTTCATAGACGAAAGACTCGAATCGTATAACCGAGAGTCTTTCGACGCCACCGCAGGATGGCACGCTATCCCAAAAGCCTGGATAGAGGAATACGGCGAAGAAAAGAAACCTACGGAGGCTAAGGCCATAACCTATCTGCTCCGGAATATTCCGCTCGAATTGTGGAAAAAAGCAAAACACCGGGGGGCTGATACCGGACAGAGCTTGCGGGATATAATCTTAAATGCCCTGGAGGTTTATTTGTCATAAAATTTAATTTTACTAAAAAAAAGGGAAAATTCCAATGATAATATATGAACCAAAAGGCAAAGCGCTTGAATATTCACCGCTAGCGGCAAATTTGTATAAAGGATGTTCCCACGCTTGCTCATATTGCTATGCGCCATCGGCAACGTTTACGAATAGAGAAATTTTTATATCTGATCAATATATCAAGCCCAGGCCGAATATATTGGAGCAGATAGAAAGGGATGCAAAGAAACTTAAAAATGATACAAGGCCTATTTTGTTATCTTTTACCTCTGATCTCTATCAGCCTGCAAACGATAAATTTAAACTTTCTAGGCATGCTATTGAAATTTTAAATAAACATAATCTTACAACAACAATTTTGACAAAAGGTGGTCTACGGGCATGCAATGATTTTGATTTATTATCAAAAAATAAAAATAATGCTTTTTCGGTGACTCTAACTACCGATAACAACGAAGATTCTTTGTACTGGGAGCCAGGGGCAGCCTTGCCGTATGAAAGAATTCAGTCTTTAAAAATTGCAAAAGAAAATTATAATTTAAAAACATGGGTATCCTTTGAGCCTGTGATCAATCCAGAAGCTGTTATCAGGCTTATACAAAAAACTTATAAATTTGTAGACCTTTACAAGGTTGGAAAAATAAATTATCATGCGCTTTCTAAAACTATTGATTGGGAAAAATTCTTAATCATGGTTGAAAAAGAATTAAAAAAATACAATAAAAAATATTATATAAAAAAAGACCTTGAATTCTACCGTTCTAAAATAGCTGCAAAATGAGTCATGTTTCCACCGATTCCACAATTATAAGCAGTCCATTTTTTTATTTTATAATTTAATGGACTGCTATATTTTTCTAAAAGCTCCCTACAAATTATTAAATAATTTTTATACAATTCGCTATTTCCATATCTCTCCACAAATTCGCGCAAATAGCTTGTTGACCATGCGCTTTTCATTTTAAGCTTTTGCTTAAAACCATCATTAGCCACTATTGCCAAGCGACTTGGTGTATAAAATCCATTTTCGAAAATAGCTTTTATAATCGGCCAGCAGGCCCCGTAAGGATCGATATCAAAAAAATTAACATTAAATGATTTTCCGGCCCCTCCCAACAATGCGTTTATGCAATTGCATTGATAAACCATCCAGTCTTGGCGCTGCTTTGCGAGTATTTCTATTTTCTCAATATTTTTTTCAAAAACAACACCTTTAAACTTTTTATAACAATTTAAATAAACATCTCCAATACCTCCATTTGTTTCAATGATAACAGGATTTTTTATTTCTTTCAAAAGATTTTTCCGCAATGAAATTTTATATTTAATTGTTTGATTATCTTTTTTCTCTCCCTTCCCGTGGTGGTGAATAAGATGACATTTTTTACAAAGATATCTTATGCTTAATGGTTTTCTATAATCATCGTGATGAGCTTGTAGCGGAGCCTCTTTTTTCCCACATTTTTCGCAGAAAGGCGGCGGTAACAAATTCCCCTTTGCGCGCTCTGCTTTTACTTTCACCCAACATGCATTTTTTATATTAAATTTCGTCAAAGTTTGCCTCTTGTTTGTTTTCAAGATAAAATTCACATATTTCAATTAGGGCGTTCCCGTAATTTTTAATACCTACTTTTAATATTGCTTTTTCAAAAATTTCTATTTTATCAACATAAAAAACAGGTTTAATTTGATACCTCATTTTTGTTCCGCCCATGACTCTTTTTATTTTTTCAGCCTCCCTAACCTCATTTTCATCTATTTCATTTATTTCTGTCATTGAATTAATTTCAAATATTTCATCAAAATCAATATCATCTATAGCCAAATTGTCAAGGTCATCAAGCCTCAATTCATTATCATCTAAAAAATCATAAACTCCAGATTCTGTCATTTTCGCATAACGCGAATTTATATATAAAAGTTTTTCGGCGGCTTCCTTTTCACCTTTCGCCATGATTTCCACGACAGGGATTTTTTCTATCGCATATCCATCATCTATCAATTGCCTTGTCGCAAAGATCCGTTGATGACCGTCAAGAATATTATTTTCCCAGATAAACACCGGGAAGGAAAAACCGTGTTTTAGAATTGAATTTTTTAGCCTGGTCAGATCTTCATCTGGCAGCTCTTTCAAATTACCCTGGAAGTTTTTCAGATCATCTATAAGAATGTAGTTTGACCCCTTGCATGTGATTTCAATTTTCTTTGCCATGCTCTATAATCTCCGTTAAATATAGCAGGTCTTACAGCCGCAACCTGTTGGAATATAACAACTTTTTTGAATAAAAAACTAGCCAAATATCGGGCCTCTGCGCTC